GCCTGGTGCTTCGCTGGACACAAAGAACGGTTTCTGTTCGAGCTATCATAAGTTCGCTCAGTGGCCGTACACGTGTACTAGCGCCGCATTCAGGTATGCCCGATTTGTCATCGAGACAGATCAGCGTTGGTTTGGTGCGCTCCAAGATTCGTATCGGGAACGCTTTGGGATTCCAAAGCATTTACCGCTCGATATGCGGGCGTTCTGGAATGATGTTGTTCATATCGTCGATGGCAATAGAATCACTTTCGTGCCAAAGAATGCTATAACTGAGCGTTCAATTGCAATCGAACCAACTTTAAATCTGTTTCTTCAATTAGGAGTCGATGGTTATATCCGTCGTCGTTTAAAACGATGGGGGGTTGATCTAGACCACCAAGAGAAGAACCAAGAGTTGGCTCGACGAGGATCGATAGACCAATCATTTGTTACGATTGATCTGTCAAGTGCTTCCGATATGGTCGCACTGAAGCTTTGTGAAACGCTTCTCCCCGATTGTTGGTACCGCTACCTGTGTGATCTGAGAAGCCCTTCGGGCTCCTTCGATAAGAAGACCTCAATGAATTATCAAAAGGTCTCTTCAATGGGTTGCGGCTACACATTTGCATTGGAATCTGCAATCTTCGCGTCCATAATATTTGGCGTGTTGAAAGCGATCAAGGGGTCAGTCAACCAAGCAGACTTCGCAATTTTCGGCGACGATTTAATCGTGCCAAAAGAAGTTTGCAAGGAAGTAATAACACTCCTTGGCCATTGTGGTTTCCGAGTGAACACAAAGAAGTCCTTCTTAGAAGGATTTGTGCGTGAGTCATGCGGAACCGATTGGCTCCACGGCAAGCCTCTGCGTCCAGTATTCCTCGAAGATTTCCCGACGAGTGTGATGGAACTTTTTAACGATGTAAATCGGTTGAAACGTATCCTTTCCCTTCGTTTTGGATTAGAGGAGTCGAAAACTGTTTGTTTGATGAGCCGGTGGATCCCCGATTGTTGTAGGGATATTATCGGACCTCTGTCAGACCAACAATTCGATTCTCACATACATAGTGCTGACCACAAAAATGGTCAGTATAAAAACTGTATGTGGGTGTACCAGCGCCTCGTCGTTCGACCCTTAAAGTTTCGTGGCAACAATTTCCTTTTCCGGAAGTTAATGCACGATCTAAGAGGTAAGAAAGATGAGGTACTGTTCCTAGAGCCACACCTCTCTGTAAGAAAGAGGATAGATGCGCTCTTCGGGCTGGAAGCCGAGCCTGTTGAAAAATGGGTTCGGCTTGCGGGGACAGGAAGTCGATTTACGGTGACAAAGCGCGATGCTTTGGCCGTAGGTAAAACGTCCTCCACTGCCTTGACATGGCAGTATGAGTACAGCGAGC